GATGATAAATGCAAGAGATAGAATACAGAGGATTAAAAAAGTTGTTAAGTCAACTGTACCACCAGACAGATGTTATCAAGCAATTCCTGATGGAAAGTCTGGTAACTTTAGGCTCGACACTGGTTGTGTGTATTGCAATTATAAGCATGATTGTTGGAGTGATGCTAATGATGGTAAAGGACTTCGTACTTTTAAGTATTCGACTGGGCAAAGATATCTCACACATATTGAGAAAGAACCGAATGTAGAAGAAGTAAAGTGAAAGACGAACCTGATATAATACAGATAGAAAATATTTTTTATTCAGAACCAAACAGCTCTGAAAAAAGATTATTCTTGTCTGTAATACTTCAGGCACTATTAGATGTGTCAAAGAATGTTGTTACACCGCAAGACAAAGTAAATAAATCTAGAGCAGAGTCTTGGTTTTTTACAAGTGTTGGAGTAACATGTGAAAACTTTCATTCAGTTTGTCAAATGGCCGGAGTGCAACCAAATAAAACTAGGTCATTTGCATATAAAGTTATGAATGCAAGTAACAAAGATTTTTTAAGAAAAAGAATAAGAAGTGTATTGAGAGGTGAAGATGACAAAGAAAAAAAAAGAGTGGACATTTGAAGATAATCATGCTAAACTATATGCTGATATGATAAATTATGAGGAGCAACACAACATGGGACTGATGGACGAAGCAATAAAAGAAACAGTAAAAAAAGAAGGTTTTAAAAAAACAGATTTAAAAAAACAAGCATTGAAAGCTACATTAAAACAAGTAGGTGGTAATCATTATAAAGATTGTAAGATACAACCTATAGAATATATTGTAGGAAATGATTTAACTTTTTGTGAAGGTAATGCTATTAAATATATTACCAGACACAGACGAAAAGGTGAAGGTGCTAAAGATATTGAGAAAGCAATTCACTATTTAGAAATGATATTGGAGACAGAATATAATGATGAATAATTATTTACCAACAGAGTATCAAAGTTTTATACACTTATCTAGATATTCTAGATGGTTGCCTGACGAAGGCAGAAGAGAAACATGGATTGAAACAGTATCTAGATTTAGTAACTTTATGCAGATACATTTAAAGAAAAATTTAGGTGTTGAAATAGAAAGTGAAACATGGAGACAGATAGAGGATTATATTATTGGTCTTTCTGTTATGCCTTCTATGAGAGCATTAATGACTGCCGGCACTGCATTAGAAAGAGAAAATGTTGCTGGTTATAATTGTTCTTATATTCCTATTGATAATCCAAAAGCATTTGATGAAATACTTTACATTCTTATGAATGGAACAGGTGTTGGTTTTTCTGTTGAAAGACAATATGCAGATAAGTTGCCTACTATTCCAGACAGAGAGTTTGAAAAGACAGATGATGTAGTATCTGTTAGTGATTCAAAAGAAGGATGGGCAAGAGCATTTAAAGATTTAATATCTTATCTTTACACTTGTCGAATACCAAAAATAAATGTAAGTAAAGTAAGACCAGCAGGTCAAAGATTAAAAACATTTGGTGGTAGAGCAAGTGGGCCACAACCTTTGGTTAATCTTTTTGATTTTGTTATTGAAAAATTTAAAAATGCAAAAGGTAGAAAATTAAACTCTATGGAGTGTCATGATATTGCATGTAAGACAGGTGAAGTTGTAGTTGTAGGTGGTGTGCGTAGGTCTGCTTTAATATCTTTGAGTAATTTATCTGACCAAAGATTAAGAGCAGCAAAGTCTGGTGCTTGGTGGGAGACAACTCCTGAAAGAGCATTAGCAAATAACTCTGTTGTATATACGGAAAAACCAGATGCAGGTATTTTTATGAAGGAGTGGTTGTCTTTATATGAAAGTAAGTCTGGAGAAAGAGGTATATTCAACAGAGTATCAGCACAAGAAAAAGCTAGAGAAAATGGTAGACGTAATGGAGGTTATGATTTTGGTACTAATCCTTGTAGTGAAATAATATTAAGACCTAATCAATTTTGTAATCTAACAGAGGTAGTTGTAAGACCTATGGATACTGAAGAAAGTTTACACAGTAAGATAGAAGTTGCTACTATACTAGGAACAATACAATCTACATTAACTAACTTTGGTTATCTTAGAAAAAGATGGCAACAAAATACTGAAGAAGAAAGACTTCTTGGTGTATCTCTTACAGGTATTATGGATAATTCTCTTCTTAATAGAAGAAGACATAAACTACCAGAGATGTTACAAAGTATGAAAAATAAAGCTGTGGTTATTAATAAAGAGTGGGCAAATAAATTAGGCATACCTCAGTCAACAGCTATTACTTGTGTCAAACCTTCAGGAACAGTAAGTCAATTAGTTGATAGTGCTAGTGGTATTCATGCTAGACATAACTCACATTACATAAGAACAGTTAGAGGTGATAACAAAGACCCACTTACAGAGTTTATGAAAGAACAAGGTATTCCAAATGAGCCAGACGTAATGAAGCCAGACCATACCACAGTGTTTTCTTTTCCTATGGAATGTGATGCAAGTGCTGTATTTAGAAACACATATTCAGCTATTGAACAATTAGAAATATGGAAAACTTATGCACAACATTGGTGTGAACACAAACCTTCTGTAACCATTTCTGTTAAAGAGGAAGAATGGGTAAACGTAGGTAACTGGTGTTGGGATAATTTTAATTATCTTTCTGGTGTATCTTTCTTACCTTTCTCAGACCATACTTATCAGCAAGCACCTTATCAAGATATAGATAAAGAACAATATGAATCTTTACAATCTAAGATGCCGGCTAAAATAGATTGGTCTAAGTTACAAGACTTTGAGAAGGAGGATAACACTAGAGGTTCACAAGAGTTAGCATGTACTGCAGGTTCATGTGAGTTAGTGGATATATAATATATGCTTGACTTTATTGTTATAGTGATATGTTTATTATTAATTGTTAATGCATTAAACGCTATATAATTTTTTTGTTGCATTATTTTTTTAATTATGTTATAATGTCTATATGGCAAGAGCAATAATAGGTGCAGGTAAAGGATTAAGAAGTTTTTTTAAAAAGATTACTTCTATAGGTAAGTCTAATAAGACTAGACCAAAGAATAAACATAAACGTAGAAATTATAAAAAATATAAAGGACAAGGTAAATGAGAATAATTTTAATATTAATATTAAGTTTAGTTGTAATACAATTAAAAGCTGATGCATGGTTTGATTCAGTAGGATACAGGTATTATCATGACATAGATAATGAACATGATGGTTCTAAATTTAGAAGTTATGCTACTAAAAATTTATCTAATAAGGATAGATTAAAAATAGCATATGAAAGAAAAAGAGTTGGTCAAGGTTTTAAGGCCGGTGTTTTTTTTATAGATTATGAATGGAAGTTTTAATATGAGCATGAAGATTAGAAATGATATGGACACAGTGTATATTGGTTATGACCCTAGAGAACATGCGGCTTATGAAGTATTAAAGTTTTCTATAGAAATACGTGCTAAAAACCCTGTAAGGATAGTGCCTCTTAAAAAAGATGCATTAATTAAAAATGGAATGTTTAGAAGAAGGTCTAATAAGATAGGTAATCAACAATATGATGAGATAGATGGTAGACCTTTCTCTACTGACTTTAGTTTTACTAGATTTCTTATACCACATTTAAGTTTATATACTGGTTTATCTTTATATATGGACTGTGATATGTATTGTTATGGTGATATTACAGAACTATTTGATATGTGTCGAGATAGTTACTATCCTGTGTGGGCAGTGCATCATAAATATGCACCTGAAAAAGGTATTAAAATGGATGGTCAAGCACAAGAACCATACCGCATGAAAAACTGGTCTAGTCTTATGATGTTTAATAATGAACATCATTATTTAGATAAGTTAAGTATTGATGCAATTAATACAGAAAAAGGTAGATGGTTACATACATTTAAATGGTTGCCTGATGAAGAGGCAGATATAGGTCAAATACCTGAAGAATGGAACTGGCTTGATGGTCATTCACCAGAGGATATGAAACCTAAGATTGTTCATTTTACAACAGGTGG